ATTCCTTTTATTGGACCTTTGGTTGGAACAACGGAGAAAGATGAACTTACAAAAGCAATAGGAGTAAACGCTGATAAATATTATAAATTAGAAGAACTACGAAATACATATAATGATAATTTACAAAAAATTCAAGGAATTGAAGAATCAGCTGGTGCAATTGTTTCTCCAGATGATATAAATTTTGGTGTTAATAATACTGAATATCTAGAATCTTTAATTAAACAAAATGAAGAAATATATAATCAATTAAAACCAAATTTAAATGAAAAAGGAGAATTTATATATCCACAAGACATACAAAAAGGTTTAGACTTATTAAAAGAACAAGAAAGACTTAGAAATTTAAAAACAGGATTTGTTCCTCCTGTTAGTGATACAGAGGTACCAACCTCTGATTCATCTATAGAAAAATTAGATAAACGAATAGAAGATTTAGAATCTAAAAAATCTTTGTATGGATCGGAGATAGATCGCAACAGAACATTAGAAGACATAGATGCAATGTATGAAAGTGGAGCAAGAGGAGGTGCCGCAGAAGGAGGAAGAATTGGATTAAAAGAAGGAACTAAAATAGGAAGACGAGGATTTTTAAAAGTAGCTACAGCATTGGCTTTAACCCCTGAAATAATAAAAGCTATAAAAGGTGCAGGTCAAACAGGAAAGATTGCATCTAAAATAAAAATAGAACCAGCGGAAGGAATGTATCCTTGGTTTCCAAAACTTGTTGAAAAGGTAAAAGAAATGGGAAAACCTTTTGAAGAAAAACAATTAATAATGGAACCATCTTATAAAAATGATCCTAGACCTTTTGGAAGTAGACAACCGACAGGGGAAGAAAAATTAACTAAACATGTGGATGGTGATACTACTTTTATTTTAAGAGAATATCCTGATGGAAGACTAGCTGTTGATATTGATTCACCTAGAAATCAACAATCATTTGGCCAACCTGTAAGTTTGTATTATAGAACTAAAATGGAAATTCAAAATTATAAAGGTGAGAAAAAAATAGAACCACCAGAATTTAAAGTTCTTGAACCAGAACCAAGACCTTTTGTAACTGGTCCAGATGATGTAGATATTACGTTTACAGAAATTCCTAAAAATCCAAAACGTGATATTGTTTTTGCAGATATAGAAGCCGCTGAAAGATTTGCAACAGGTAATATTAAAAATAGAAAAATTATCCCTGTTAAACAATCTTTAAGAAATGAAATGGAAGAAGATCCTTCAACTTTTATTATGAGAGAATCTGGAGAACTTGGTTCAACAGCAACACCAGAACAAATAATTAAAAAAACTGAAGACTTTGCAACAGGTGGTCGAGTTGGATTTTCTGGTGGAGGAAATGTGGTTAAAATTGCAAGATTAATTTCAGAAGCATTAAGTGAATTAAAAAGTAGTACAACAATGGTGAGTGATACTGCTAAAATTCAAGGAGTTAAAAAAGCAAAATTAGAAGCATTAACTCCTTACAAAAATGTACCTGATCAAAGTCAACATACAAATATTTTAAATAAAATAGAAAGAGCAAGAGAAAATTTACCAAAAGAATATCATAGTATATTAGATGATATTAAAAAAGATGTAGACAATTTTGATTATGTAACTGCTGATAATAGAATAATGGCTTTGGATGAAGCAGTAGCTCCGGAATTAAAATTTGAAAGTTTGTCTGAAGATTTATTTCCAATGGAAGATCCACTAAATAATGCTTTTATTATTATGGATCCAAATAGAAATAGAATGGCAGGTAGATATGTTCAAAGAAACACAGTTGATCCTGAAACAGGCAGAGGAATTATACAAACATTTGATACTTTTGATTCTGAATCTAGAAAATTTTTAGATCAAGAAGATTGGAAGTTAATAGGTGCTGAAAGTATTGAAAAAGGTAAAGAAGGATTAAACTAATGATTAAAAAATTAACTAGAACAATACCACCATTACGAGGGCCTAATCCACAAGGCTTGAATATTGGTTATAATACTGTTACAACAATAAAATCGGAGAAAATAATAAATGGCAGAAGTAGAAAAACCAATTCCAACAATAAGTAGACCTTTGACTCCTGAACAGGAGACTGAAGTTCTGTTGAGCGAAACAGAACAAATGCCTACATCACCAACAGAGGTGACTGAAAATGAAGATGGTAGTGTAGATATAAATTTTGATCCAACAAAAGATTTATCAGGTCAAACAGATTTTAATGCAAACCTTGCAGAAGTTTTAGAAGAAGATGTTCTTAATTTAATTGGTTCAGAATTATATCAAGATACACAATCTTACAAAGATTCAAGAGCAGATTGGGAAAAAGCCTACACACAAGGTTTAGATTTATTAGGATTTAAGTACGAGCAAAGAACAGAACCTTTTCAAGGAGCATCGAGTGCAACGCATCCTGTTCTTGCAGAAGCAGTCACACAGTTTCAAGCTTTAGCTTATAAAGAATTGCTTCCCGCGGGCGGGCCCGTGCGAACTCAAGTTGTTGGATTAGATACACCAGAAATTCAAAATCAAGCAGACCGTGTTGCTGAATTTATGAACTATCAAGTTATGGATGTTATGAAAGAATATGAACCAGAGTTTGATCAGATGTTATTCTATTTACCTTTATCAGGATCTACATTTAAAAAAGTTTATTACGATGAATTATTAGGTCGAGCTGTTTCTAAATTTATTCAAGCTCAAGATATTATTGTTCCTTATTCAGCATCCTCTTTAGAAGATGCAGATGCAGTCATTCATGTAGTTAGAGTATCTGAAAACGAATTAAGAAAACAACAAGTTGCAGGTTTCTATAGAGATATAGAATTATTGCCATCCGATGAATTAACACAAGACGATAGTATTCGATCTAAAGAAAAACAATTAGAAGGTGTAAGCATGAGTAGTCAGAACGATGATGTTTTTACATTATTGGAATGCCATGTTAATTTAGATATAGAAGGATTTGAAGACAAAGATGCAAATGGTGAACCTACCGGAATCAAACTTCCTTACATTGTAACTATTGAAGAAGGATCTAGAGAAGTTTTATCTATTAGAAGAAACTATGCAGAGTTAGATCCTAAGAAAAAAAAGATTCAATATTTTGTACATTTTAAATTTTTACCAGGATTTGGTTTTTATGGTAATGGTTTAATTCAAATGATTGGTGGTTTATCTAGAACTGCAACTCAAGCATTAAGACAGTTATTAGATGCAGGAACTCTATCTAATTTACCAGCAGGATTTAAACAAAGAGGAATTAGAATTAGAGATGATGCACAATCAATTCAACCAGGAGAATTTAGAGATGTAGATGCACCTGGTGGAAATTTAAGAGATGCATTTATGCCTTTGCCTTATAAGGAACCTTCACAAACTTTATTAGCATTAATGGGGGTCGTGGTTCAAGCAGGTCAGCGCTTTGCTTCGATAGCTGACATGCAAGTAGGGGACGGGAATCAGCAAGCAGCAGTGGGCACGACCGTGGCTTTGCTGGAAAGAGGTTCGCGTGTAATGTCTGCAATTCATAAAAGAGTATACTCTTCTATGAAGGAAGAATTTAAATTACTAGCAAACGTATTTAAATTATATTTACCACCTGAATATCCTTACGATGTAGTAGGTGGACAAAGACAAATTAAACAATCAGATTTTGATGATAAAGTAGATATCATTCCAGTTGCAGATCCAAATATATTTTCACAAACACAAAGAATATCTATTGCACAAACTGAATTACAACTTGCAATGTCTAATCCACAGATTCATGACATGTATCAAGTTTACAGAACTATGTACGCTGCATTAGGAATAAAAGATGTAGACAGAATTTTATTAAAACCAGATCAACCCACACCAAAGGACCCTGCACTAGAACACATTGATGCTCTTGCAGGGAAACCATTCCAAGCGTTTCCGGCACAAAACCATAGAGCACATATTGTTGCGCATTTAAGTTTTATGGCAACCAATCTTGCAAAGAATGCACCTGTTGTTATGGCTGCATTAGAGAAAAATATTTTTGAACACATATCTTTAATGGGTCAAGAACAAGTTGAACTTGAATTTAGAAATGAAATTGGTCAAATTGCACAAATGAGTCAAAATCCTCAGATGATGCAGAACCCTCAGATGCAAGCTCAATTACAAAACATGCAAACACAGATTGAAGCTAGAAAAGCAAAAATTATTGCTGAGGCAATGGAAGAATTTATGTCAGAAGAGAATAAAATCATGTCTC